CGATTACTGGCAAATTGCCAGATTTCAGCAATTGAATTGAACGGGATTCAACCCACCAAGCGCAGACTATAGGTATAGAATGCGCCCCGATCCTCAATCCGCGGCACGTCAGGCGATTGTGGACGAATACGGGGAATGCGATCGCAAGGTGAAACTGTGGACACCCGCGGTTAACCCACACCTCCAGCGGCGTGCCGAATTACAGGCCGTCATCGAAAGCTGGTACGAAGACTATGCCCCAGGCCTCGGCGGCATCCAGCAGGGCAAACAGTATCAAGTCGAGGTCAGCCCCCAGCAGTGGCACCAAACCCTCACAGCAGAAGCCCAGGCAAAAGCCTTCGCCCTCATTAAACGCGCCAAACTCATCGACCCCTTTACCATCTTCACCACCACGTTATCCTCGATCAAAACGCACCTGGGGCAAGCCTTCCTCGACTCTCACGTACCCCGAAATCGCACCGGCCGGCGAACCATTACCGTGGTCGCCAAAGCAGAGCCCGTGCTCGCGAAGGTGGCCTGATGGACATGGAAGCGGTAAGCAGTTCCAACATTCAGGCAGTCGGCTACGATCCCGAATCGAAAACGATGCGGATCCAGTTCCACAACGGGACCGAACACGAATATTCAGGCGTCCCGGCAGAGACACACGCGGCCCTCATGGCCTCCGATTCAAAAGGCGCCCACCTGCACAAGCACGTGAAGAGCGCGCACTCGTCCGTCCGCATTAAGTAGTTTCCTATCGCTCCAATCTGGGGTGAACCCACCGAGGCACATCGACAGCTATGTCACACAGCAAGTGCGGCACGTTGGTATGGAGTTCGACCGGCGAGGCCTGGACATCAAAGCGCGGCGCCCGGCGATTGATCGACCGGCAATTAGCGGAACGGCAGCCAGACGGCACACTGCGGATGTACGAATCCGACTACCGTTTCCGTTCAGAGCCTCAATGCACAAGCGGCCCCGATTTGCAGTCTATGTTACGGCCTTTCCCAATCGATGTGCACCTCCAGGATGACCGGGCAGTGCTGAAATACTGGCCTGATCAGTCGAGTCCTGGAAGCAAAGCCGCGTGAGCATGCCTGATACCCCCAGACGCAAAAGAGATGGTAGCGGTTTAGGCGTCGACGCTCACGGCGGGCCGGTGATTGACCCGACACAAAATGTCCTTGACCTGGTGCATGCGGCGATCAATCGCCAGGACGATTTGCGTAAGGCGCATGACGAGCTTAACGCCCAAGGGATAAATCACCAGAAGGAGATGGCGGACTTGCGCGCAGCGCACAACAAAGACCTCACGGCCAAGGAATCATCCCGCCTCGACGCCATTCGGCAAGTAGATCAGTTGGCCGTCACCCGCGCAGCGGAACAGACATTGACGGCTGTCAATGCACTGGCATCGAGCCAAGCGCGAGAGGCTGAAACATTGCGCAACTCGCTCACCTCGACGGCTGCGGCGCTCGCCACTCAAAACGCCGATACCGTCAAACAGATCAGCGATCGCATTTCTTCACTGGAGCGATCGAGCTACGAAGGCAAGGGTAAGCAGGCGGTATCTGACCCGATGTTGTCCGAATTGGTGGTTGAAATGAAGAGCCTGCGCGAGTCACGCGCCACCGGCACCGGCAAAACGCAAGGCATCAGTGCGGCATGGGCCGTACTCCTGGGCGTGGTGACGTTGATAGTTGGCCTGATCACTGTAGGGGCATTCGTGTTCACCCGGCCATCAAGTAGCGCAGCGCAACCGCCCGTGTATGTGGTGGCGCCGAATGGCACGATGTTGCCGTCGCCGCCACCTGTCAGCAAGTAAGAACAAGAGGTAAATAAACGTGGGACTGATTCAAATCGTTGTTGTGCTCGTAATTCTGGGCGTGATCATGTGGCTGGTTAATACGTACATCCCCATGCCGGCGCCCTTCAAGACGATCATCATGGTCGTCGTCGTCATTGCTGTCTGCCTCTGGCTGCTGAGTGCGTTCGGCATTCTGAGCGGCGGCGGCCCTTACATCGGCACTGGGAGGCCGTTAGTTCGATGAACTGGCTTAAATTGCTATTCCAATATTTCCCGCTCGTCCTTTCGGGCGTTGTGGCCATTGAAGGCGCTTTGAAGGGCACACCCGGTGCAACCAAAAAGCAGATTCTCTTAAACGTGCTCACGGCAGGCGCCGGCGTAGCGCAACAGATCCCCCAGGGCGACGTGCAGCAAGTGGGTAAGGTGATCGATATCGTGGTGGGCGCCCTCAACAAATCGGGCGTGTTCGTGAAGGACACCCCGGCAACCGTCCCGGGCCCGGTAGTGGTTCTCAACCTTCCCACCAACGAGCCCCCGATAATCATCAAACCGTCCGCGTAAGTTGGTCCCCCTTGAGCCCCTGTGGAGTTCCACTTCCTAATTCCGAATCAGTCTCACCACCGGATGAACCGGAAGTTCACCAATGGGGCAGCTACGACCCAACCTTGGCCGAAGAGATTGAAGGCTTCCTCGTGACACTGCCCGGCTGGTTGATTGAACCCGCTGCAATGACGGAAATCCTCGCACTCCTGCATGCTGCTTGAAGACGAAAACGAAGACGACGACGAACAACCGCTAGGCCCCGCGGATCCGAGCGTCTGGCCAGGCGTACTACCAAAACAGGCGGCCTTCCTAACCGCGCTGGTGATGTTCGCAGGCCATCGTACGAAGGCAGCCAGGGCGGCGAAGATCTCGCGAGCTCTCACGTATCACTGGCAGGACACAGACGCTACTTTCAAACTGCTGCTCGAACGCGCACAGCGGCAGGCCTTCGGCACTCTCGAAGACGAGATGATCCGGCGGGCCCATGACGGCATCAGCCACGGCATTTATTACCAGGGTGAACGGGTCGCATTCGAGCGGGTCTACTCTGACGGAATCATGATGATGCTCGCCAGGGCAGGGGATCCGAAGTACCGCAGCTCTGAAGTGCAGGTCAAGGGAACAGTGGACTTGAAATTCAAGGGCGAACTGGCGGACCTCCTCGACGTGTACCGGCAATTGACGAAGACAGCAGAATGAAACACCGGATTATTTGCGGCGACGTGCGCGACGTCTTGAGAACGCAGGCGGCGAATAGCTTTGATGCCTGCCTCACAGATCCACCGTACGGCCTCGAATTCATGGGCAAGGCATGGGATGGCGTAGTTCCTGGTGTTGAGGTGTGGCGCGATGTTCTGCGAGTCCTCAAGCCCGGCGCGCCCCTGCTGGTATTCGGCGGCACGCGAACCTTTCACCGCTTAGCTTGTGCAATCGAGGACGCGGGATTCCTGCTATCCGATACGCTCTGTTGGTTGCACGGGCAAGGCTTCCCCAAAGGACACTCGCAACTCAAGCCCGCATGGGAACCGATCACCCTGGCATGGAAGAAAGGCCCGCGAGTACTGGCGATTGACGCGGCGCGAATCGGTGGGAAACCTTGGAAGGCTCACGACGCCACTGGCCTGGCGGCTACGAAGTTCTTCACCGATGGCGCCCTTCCGGTAATTCACAAGCAACCGCACAACCTTGGACGATGGCCCGCTAACGTACTCCTGGACGAAGAAGCGGCGGCGGCACTGGATGAACAGACCGGCAAACTAACCAGCGGCGCCAACCCAGAGCGGCGGCATTCTCCAAAGACGCGCAACTCGTACGGCGAGTTTCCAGGGCAAGCGGAATGTACAGCCCACCGCGGCACTGATACCGGCGGCGCCTCCCGTTTCTTCTACTGCGCGAAGGCTTCACGATCGGAACGCGGCGAAGGTAACACACACCCGACCGTCAAGCCCGTCAAGCTCACCGAATATCTGGCGCGTCTGATCCTACCGGCAGAACGCGACACGCCCCGTAGAATCCTGATTCCCTTCATGGGCAGCGGCAGCGAAGCAATCGGCGCCCGTAAGGCAGGCTGGGACTTCGCATTAGGAATTGATAGCAACCAGCAGTATGCAGCGATCGCCACGAACCGATTAGCGGCAACCGCATGACCCCCACGCTCACCACCTACGAAGCAGAGCAGCTCATCCGGGGATTCTCCGATCACTCGAAATTCTGCCAGCACCTGCAAATCCGCAATAAAGACGGGGTGACCGTCCCCTATCGCAATTCCCCTGCAGGCGCCAAGCTCAACCGGGCCATTCGTAAGCAGGAAATTGCCGGCGACCCCGTACGGGTCTGCATGTTGAAGGCGGGCCAGGTCTGGGCCTCGAGCAGTGCGGCAACCGAACTATTCCGCAGGATTCCATTCTTTCCCGGCCGGCGCGCACTCGTCTTAGCCGATAGCGACCAGCACGCGGACCTTGTATTCGAGTATTACCAGCAGTACATCAGGAGCTATGCGGACAACCCGTACGGCTCGGAGCTGAATTCAGCCATCGAACTACCCGACCTGATCAAGGACACGGAGCGGCACATCCGCTGGAGCAATGAAAGCTCCATCCTGGTGGGCACCGCCTATAACGCCGACATCGGACGCTCGGCGCCGTACAACTGGGCGCACCTCTCAGAAGCAGCTTTCTACCGCGACATGGGCACGCTCATGACCGGCTTAATGCAGAGAATACCGAACTCTGCGGATTCAGGCGTCATTATCGAATCCACAGCCAACGGCACCGGCGGCGATTTCTACGACCTCTGCCAACGTTCGATGGATCCGCGGCGCGCAACCGGCTGGGCATTCGTATTCTTCGGCTGGTGGGAACACCCCGAGTACCGCATGCCGACACCGGCAGGTTTCAAGATCACGCGCGATGAACTGGCGGAAGTTCAAAAGTACAACCTCCATATCGATCAGATCGCGTGGCGCCGGCGGCAGATCGATACCGCGTGCGAGGGCAAGATTGAGCGCTTCCGCCAGGAGTTTCCCGGCAACCCGCAGGAAGCCTTCCAGGCGAGCGGTCGAACCATCTTCGACATGGTGGCAGTGGGACGTATGCGCACGATCCAGGACGGCATGCGCGGCAAGCTCGAGGTTGTGGAGACAGGCACCGAGAAGCGCGTACAGTTCCAGCAGTCGGAAGACGGCCGCGGCGAGCTCGTCATCTACCAACTGCCCCGTAAGGGCGGGCACTACTGTATCGGCATCGACCACGCGGAAGGAATCGACCCTAAAGCGAAATCCGCCGGCAGCTCGGATCCAGACTACTGCTCGGCCACCGTACTCGATGCGGACACCGGCGAAGAAGTCGCCAAATTAAAAGAGCGATACGAACCGCACCCGTGGGCGCAGGCCTGTTACCTCCTGGGCAAGTTCTACCGCTGGGCATTCCTCGCACCCGAACAGAAAGCAGTCGGTAAAGCGATGATCGGTCAACTGCTGGCCCTGCAGTACCCACAGGAACTCATCTACTCGAAGCAACGCGACCCCTCCGACAGGCGCACGCCACTACTTCAGGAGCTGGGCTTTGACACAAATTCGGTTTTCAGGCCCGTGCTGATTTCAGGCCTCGACCAGGCCTTGCGCGAGTCCGCAATACAGGTGCACGACCCCGAGACGCTGCAGCAGCTTCGTGAATTCGTGCGCAAACCGAACGGCAGGGAAGAAGGCACCAGCCATGATGATGATGTCTTCGGCCTCGCGCTGGCTGTAGAGGGATTGCCCTATGCGCGTCGTGCTTTCCTCTACAGGGAATCCCGATCCAAGGAAGACACGCAATGGAAGCCCCAACGCTACGGGCAGCAGGTAAAAGAACTCGATGACGACTAATCGGGCCAGCCATATCACGCCTGAGAGCATCCGCCAGCAGAAGCCCGGCCACTTCCCCGGCGAAGTGCGGCCCTACCATCGAGCCCACGGCGTCAAGCTGTACAACGAGCCCCCAACCCTGCTCGGTAAGCCATTGTGTCGTCGAGAGCGCGACGTCTTAGCGGCCCTCGGTGAAGGACTGTCCAATAAAGCCATCGGCTACCAACTGGGGATCGCGGAGGGCACGGTCAAGATGCACCTGTGGCGTGCGGCCCGAAAGACCGGCTACAGCACACGAATCGAACTCGCTTTGTCTGGCGTGCGGAAGGAAAACGCACTCCTTAAATGGGCACTCATGACGCGGCTTCGCGAGGAAGCGCAAACCCGCGGAAGGTTCGAGCCTTCGTATGACTAAAGCCCTGACGTACGATGAGTGCCAATCCATCAGCGATTTGTGGCACGGCGAACCAGTCGACGAGGCGGAGCTAACGCCCATCCTGTCCAAACTCGACTTGCGCGATCGCAAAGAGCTGCGGCTTTGGGCAAGCCCGCTGACGAATCGTGACCTCGACCGGCTGTTACACCGTGAAGTCGCCCCACTCGATATGTCGTATGAGGGGCAGGTCTACCGCTTCAAAGTCGGCCTGATCAAGGATGCGGTGAAGGCTTGCGGCGGTAACAGGGCGCATGCGGCCGTCTCGCTGAACCTGGCGCGCAATACAGTCTTCAAAGTTTTGCGGCTCGATGCGCGGGCAACTATGACTCGTGGTGGTAGCGGATTGGCCGCAGCAGGCCGAACGACAGGATACCAACAGGCAGGCCGATAACGGCAGCCGACAAAGGGCTCAAGTAAAAGCCGGCCGCCATCGTATACGCGACAACGAGCAGCAGAAATAGAAACATCCTTCCGACTCGCAATTCCACGCTAACTATCATGGCTGACCACGACGGCAATTGTTCCAACCCGTATCACCCCGACCCGGAGAAGTGCTGCGAAGCCTGCATCTTCGGGACTGGCGAGCATGCCGACTGGTGTACGTACGTGCTGACGAAAGAAATGGTCGAGGAAGGTTTAGCGGAATTCCAAAAGATGGGCACCCGTGGATAAATCGTTTCAGATCAAATTGAGCGATGCCGAAAAGCAAAAGCTCATCGCGCGTATTGAGCAGGACTTTCAAAACGCCAAAGCCTCACACATGCGTTGGAGCGAACGTTGCGCGTCATGGATGAAGAAGTGGGAGGCCCGCGTTAGTCCGTCCTCCATTGGAGATGAGGACAAACCGAACCAAGTTGTACCGCTTGTGCAGTGGCAGACCTTCAACAAGCTGGCGCGAGATCTCCAGGCCCTGTTAGGCGACAACGCAGAGATTACCGCACGTGCTACGGGCCCGAGCGACAAGGGGAAAGTCGCCAAGATCGGCCGGTGGATGACAAGCCGCATGTTCGATCAGATGGAAATTACGAATCCGCTTTGTGAATTCGAGTTCCGCCGAATCCTCAACGGTTGGTCCGCAGCGTATCGCCCCTGGTACAAACGCGAATTCGACACCCTGGTAAACGGCAAGCGTAAGCGCGTGTGCGACTACGAAGGCCCCGGCTTCTTCCCGCTCGAGCCTGACGACCTGGTGGTACCGGCTGAGCGCGGCGTCAAAAGCCTGCAGGATTTCAGCTTCATCATTCGCAGAGTGCCAGTGACCGTAGACGATCTGCAGCATGGAGACGGCACGCTCTACAAAGGCACCAGTGATGCCGAATTCGTGAAGAAGGCCATCGACTGGGCGCAGACCGGCCAGAACGATTACACGATGTCCTCCGACCCCGTGCGCACCGAACGCGAACGCTCGGAAGGTGTCGACTACGACAGCTACACGTTAGGCCGGCGCATCATCTGGACGTGGGAATGGTACGGCAAATGGAGAATGCTCAAGGGCGGCGTCGCGGAGGAAAACGAACTCGGCAAGCGCGACCAGTACGAGAGCGACATCGTAATCCGCTTCATTCCCGGCATGCGGGAAATTATCGGCTGCCAGGACTTGCTCGAGCTGTACCCGAAGATGAGGAACCGCAGACCCTTTGTGGAATCGACCCTCATCAAGGAC